AATTTTTATTTACTTCATAATGCTTTTTCTTCATCTTATTGACGATTATAAAATTCAGGGTATTCTGGCAAATTTAAAGCAGCGCGAATGGTGGAAAGAAAATGCACCAAATCCACTTTATAAAAATGATTATAAAGTTGCTCTTATAGAACATGGTTTTAGTTGGGCTTTTACAATTTCTTTACCATTTTTATATATAGCCATCACGCAAAATAACTTAGCTCTTGGTATATTTGTTATTATAAATTATTTTGTTAATACTCTTATCCATGCTTTTATTGATAATTTAAAAGCAAACGAACATGTTATTAGTTTAACAACAGACCAATTATTACATTGGATACAAATAGGCTCATTTTGGCTTATTGGGTGTACATTATTTTAACGGGAATGTTTGCGCGAGGTGTGGGAAATTTGATACAAAAAATTATAAATGAATATATTAAATTTGTAAAAATTAATTATAAATCGCAAGGAGAAGCCGCGGAAGATTTGGGTATCAGCCGCACTCATTTAAATAAAATTATAAATAAACGAGATAATCCTTCTTTAACATTGCTTTTAAAAATGGAAAATAAAATGAAAGAACATAATTATATTTGACATAAGAAGAAAAATATGTTATAATAAGAAAAAAGGAGAATAAAATGAATTTTATTCAAACATTAAAATTAAAAATTAAATTATTAATAACAAAATTAAAATATAAAAATAAGTATTCTATAACTTATAAAGGAAAATATATTGTTCAATATCTTCTTGATGTTTATATTAATTGCACAAAAAAAGATTATATTGAAGAATATGAAAAATTAATTAATTCTATTCTACAAAAAATGGAACAAAGGAACTTCTTTTCTATTATGAAACAAAAAACTGGAAATGAAATTTCAGATAAAAAAGAGTTTGCCGCTGTAGAATTATTTGCAATAATATGTTTTACTTTAAATGAAAAAGAAAGAGAATTATATCTTTCACAAGTTAATAACCCAATAATTCGTTATTTTATTAAAAAATTTTATATGGATGAAAAACTAAATAACGAAGAACTTGAAGAGCTTCGTAAGAAAAAGGAGAATGTATAATGCTTACTATTGTTGGCCCACGAGGTTCAGGAAAAACTCAAAAGCTTTTTAAAGCTGCGGAAAAAGATAATGCAATGATTTTAACACCAAATTCACGAGCATTAAGAGTAAAAGCAAAAGATTTAGGTTATAATGATCTTGAAATTATTGGATTTGGTGATTTAGATAATGATAATTTTTCTTTAAATAAAAACGTTCTTGTAGATAATGCAGAATATGTATTAAAAGACCTATTAAATAAATTCTATAGTATTAATATGACTGGTTTTACCGCAAATTTGGAGGATAATAATGAAAGTTGAATTAAGTCCACAAGATTACATATCATCAACAAGAGATGAACATTATTTAAAAACTTCTATTCCATTACATACAAAAACCGAAGAAAAATGTGAATTACCAATCATTTTAAATTTTTACGGTTGTTCTTTTAATTTTGCAAAAAATTCAACTGCGGAAAGTAGAAATATTTCTGATAATGAGGAATATAACCATCATGACGATTAAAGATAAAAACGAACTTTTAAAATTACTATCTCTATTTAATAAAGAAGAATTAGATTGTAGTGGTAAATGCTATTTTTGCTATTATGGAATAGACTGTTCATATAAACAAGAATGTCCAGTTTTACTCGCGATTGATTTAATTAAAGATAAATTTACTAATCCCTTATTATGGGAAGAAAGGAAAGGTTAATATGAGACGAATTTTCCTTACAGGAGATACTCATAATGATTTAGAAATAAATCGTATTTCATTTAAAAATTTTCCGTTAGGAAAAGAACTTACAAAAGATGATTTAATAATTGTTTTAGGTGACTTTGGATTTCCATGGCTCGGTGATAATTGTGATAATTATTGGCTTGATTGGATTGAAGATAGACCATTTTCACTTGCTTTTATAGATGGAAACCATGTAAATTTTCCACTTCTTTATGAATATCCAGAAGAACATTGGATGGGCGGAAAAACTAATGTGCTTCGCCCGCATATTCATCATTTATCTCGCGGCGAAATATTTACTTTTAATAATCAAACATTTTTCTGCTTTGGTGGCGCGCGAAGCATAGATAAGGCTTATAGAAAAGAGGGTAAGTCTTGGTGGCCACAAGAAATACCTAATGCAAAAGAAATGGCAAATGGTGCTGATAAACTTTATGAATGTAATTACAAAGTAGATTTCATTCTTACTCATTGCGCGCCAAACTATGTCACTGATATTCTTTTTCCTTATGAAAATCAGCATGATGATGTTACTAATTATCTAGAAAAAGTTGTGCGGCAAAATACTGATTTTAAGAAATGGTTTATAGGACATTATCATATTGACCGTAGTTATGATGACCAAAAATATAATATTCTATATCATGATATTTTAGAAATTATGCCAGATGGGAGATGGGAATTAGTTGGATAAGTATAATTATTGGAAAGAAGTAGCAAATGATATTGTGTGCTGGATGGATAAAGATGGAGACCCGTTTGATATTTCTCAATTTAAAGATAGAGAAGAAGCTGCAGAATATTTAAATGATGTTGTATTCGCGGAAGATTGTATCACCGGTAATGGCGGCGGATTTTATGATAGTGAATCCAGTTGTGAAGAATATCTATGCCATAATATTGATTTAGCTTTTCAAGCTTGTGATGAATTTTGTATAGACTTTAAGACATTGCGTTCTGAATATTGTAAAAATACTTTGGCACGTTATTTAGATTGCACTATAAGATGTTATGTACTTATGACAGCTATTTATGACGCTTTAAAAGAATGGGAAAGTTATGGATTTAAATATGGAGAAAAAAGTTCTGAAATGTAAATTAGTTTTTGAATGGAAAGAACCAGATGTTGAGGATTATCTTCAATATCTTACTGGTGAAGAAAAATTATCATTAGAAGAGGCAATAAAAGAGGCAGAACGTTATTGCCGTTCTCGCGCGGAAAAGACATTATGGGCCGCAGATAATAGCTTGCCACGCAATTATGATTATTATTTAAAAACTGAATGGAGTGAAGAATAAGAAGTCATATATATTTGACTTCTTTTTAAATTTTTGATATAATATTTATAGAAAAAGAAAGAAAGGAAAAAAATAATGAGCAATTTTTCTATTCTAGTGGAAATCGAAAAGAAGAAGGCACGTAAAGAAAATCTTAGAATTGTACGAGAAATTTTAACAAATCCAGAAAAATTTTCTACTGAAGAAATAAAAGATTTAAATAATAAAATTAATAATTATCTAGAACGTTGGGACTATTGTTTTACTTTTGAAAAAGTTAAAAATGATATTCTTAATAACGATACCGCTGCTGCTATGTTCTCCAAAGATCCAACCAAACAAAATATAAGTGAAAAGCTATGTTCTTTATATCTTAACTGGAATCTACTTCCTCAAAGAGGCAAACGAGCAATTCGCTTTAATACTAATGGAAATATTGTAGCAACTAAGACTCTCGGTGGCGGAAAGTGTGCTGATTTTTTTATTAAAAATAGATATATTACTCAAAAATATACTGGAAAGAATACAGGCGGAGCACAGGATAACCAAATGGATGATGTTATTACTTTTCTTATAAATGCCTCTAAAAAGTATAAATGCGGTGCTTGTGTAGATGGTTGGTATTGGGAAGAAGCGGGCAATAAAGAAAAACTAAAAAGAATGTTCGCAGATAATCCTAACGTAATTATTTTTTCTGCGGATGAAATTAAAAATGGAGTGATTTCTCTTGAATGATATAAATAAAACTGTACATTATACAACCCATGCGCAAGAGATTTGCGCATCTTTATTATCTTTTATACCCGAAAATGTTATTTTAATTGAACCTTTTGTTGGCAGTGGAGATTTAGTAAAATTATTTCCTAATCATGTATGGGAAACTTATGATATAATGCCTAACTATTTAGGAGCTATACAACAGGATACATTATTAAATCCGCCAGATTATAAAGGAAAATGGGTAATTACTAATCCACCCTTTTTAGCTAAAAATAAAGCTAAAGAAAAAGAAATATACAAAAAATATAATTTAGATGATTTATATAAAATTGCTTTATATAATAGTTTAGAAGCAGAAGGTGGAATTTTTATTATCCCTACCAATTTTTTTACTGATGAAAATAGTGAAAAAGTTCGTAAACAATTTTTAAATAATTTTATAATTAAGCGTCTAAATATTTTTACTACTCCAATTTTTGAAACTACTACTTATTCAGTTTGTTCTTTCGCTTTTGAAAGAAAAGAAAATCATAGTCAAAAAATTCAAACTTTTATTTATCCAGAAGAAAAAGAATTGATACTTGAGTTAAATGAGCGATATGGTTATAGAATTAGCGGGGAAGAATATGCTATTTTAAATAGTCAGAAAAATTATTTTTCAAGATTAACAGCTACAACTCCTCAAAATAAATTTATAACTAATATTAAATTATATGCTTTAGACACACGAAAAGAAAAAATTCATACAACATATGGAGAAGAGCCATTTGTTGGAAAAAATACCGATCGTACTTATTTGACGTTTGTTTGTGATAAAGAAATAAATAAAAATATTCAAAAACAACTATCAATTAATTTTAATATTTTTATGAATAATTTCAGAGAAAAATATTCTGATTTAGGAATGACGAATTACCGAGACTACAATCGTAAAAGAATTAGTTTTAATTTTGCTTATCAAATTTTATCTTATGAATTAGATCAAATTTTAAAGGAGGAAAAATGAAAATCTATCTTGCTGGCCCCTGCGATACTGAAAATCGCTATAATATGGTTCAAATCGCAAAAGTTTTCCGCGAATATGGCCATTATGAAGTATATTGCCCATGGGAATTTAAAATTAAAAATGCTTGGGATATTTCGCAAGAAGAATGGGCACGAAAAGTCTTTGAAGCTGATATTAAAGCAATTCAAGAATGTGAAGTATTTGTAATGATTACTTCTGGCCGTGAAAGTACCGCGGGAACTAATTGGGAGAATGGTTATGCTTATGCTTTGAATAAGCGTATTGTAGTTATTCAAATTACTGATAAGCCAACCTCCTTAATGACTTATGCTAGTGCAAACGAATTTTATAATTCATCATTTGCAAACTGCTTAGATACAATAAAAGAAATTTTATCTGATTGGGACTATTATGGAATAGAAAGACCTTGTCTAGAACGGAAAAAGGGTTATTATAAATGCGAAACAATATTGACATAATTAAACAATTACGAGAATATTGGTCTTTCTTTAATTTTTGCTCTAATTGGGGGCCTTGGCCAAAAGCAGAATGGATTTATGAAAATAGAATTAAACCATTAGAAAAAGAACATCCGATATTAAGTTTTATTGCAATGATAATATAAGGAGTAACAATGGGACGAATTATTACTACAACCATTACTTGCGATAGATGTGAAAAACCAATGATAGAAGATTATGGCAATGAATGGATTTGGTTTGACCATAGAAAAAAGCCATTTTATAAATTATTACATGAAGTTCCAAGTTGGAATAGAAAAGATGAATTTTTACTATGCGATGATTGCGCGGAAGAATTTAATCAATGGATGCTAGAAAAGAAGTCAACTAATAGTTGACTTTTTATTTAAACTATGGTATAATTATAACATAAAGGAGGGATAATGTGAATCAAACTTATGATATTAATTCAATCGAAAGCCTTGATTTTCGCGAAGGTGTTCGCACGCGCATCCAAATGTATCTTGGCTCAGATGACATTGAGGGAACATATCAAGCTTTTAAAGAAATCATAAATAATAGCACAGATGAAGCCCTCGCAGGTTATGGTAAGAAAATTGAAATCACAGTAAATGAAGAAGAAAATAGTATTGGTGTAAGAGATTATGGTCGTGGTGTTCCATTTGGTCGCCGTGAAGATGGAGAAAATGTTCTAGTTTCTATCTTTACCAAGTCTCATACAGGTGGTAAATTTTCTCATGATGTATATAAAAATGCATCAGGTCTAAATGGTATTGGTGGTTCTTGTGTTTGTCTTTCTTCTGAAAAATTTATTGTTCAAAGTGTGCGCGATGGCGTGCGGGCTGTTGCACAATTTATTAAAGGAGAATTAAATTTTTATCAAGAAGTTAAAACTAGCCTACCTAATGGAACATATGTATGGTTTATTCCTGATTCAGAAGTATTTTCTAATGGAGACATTGGATATTCTTATGAACGCATTTGCTCTGATATAAAAGACATTTCTTATCTATACCCAGGTATTGAATTTATAGTTTCAGATTCTAAAGAAACAGAACGTCGCTTTTGTGCGGAAAATGGAATTGTAGATTTTGTAAAAGAAAATGTACAATCTCCTCTACAAAAACATATTATTACTTCTTCATTAAGTGATGGAACTGATAGTGTTGAAATTGCTTTTCAATGGGGGAGCAAGCGCGAAACGCCCTATGTATTTGTTAATGGGCTCCGTTGCCCTGAACTTGGGACACCAGTAACTGGCGCTCGCGCGGCAATAACAAAAACTTTTAATAATTTAGCAGATGAAAATTTTGAAGGCGAATATATTCGTAAAAATTTATTCTATGTAATTAATTGTAAGGTTGAAAATCCTTCATTTGCTAATCAAACAAAAACAAAAATTAATAATCCTTCTTTACGCACTCTTGCTACCACCGCTTTTACAACTGCCTTAAAGGAAATGAATCTTAAATATAATAGTGAATTTAACACTATTGTAGAGATGTTAAGGAAGGTTGAGAAGGCAGAAGCCGCGGCAGAACGCGCACGAAATGCCGTTCTTAATATGGAACGTAAGGAAAATGAGCATAAAAAACAAAAAATTACTTCTTCTGATAAATTTAAAGACTGTGAAAAACATGGACAAGATTCAATGCTAATTATTTGTGAGGGTAATTCAGCGCTTGGCGGACTTATGCCTGCGCGCGATGTTAATACAGAAGCCCTTTATGCTGTGCGCGGCAAGGTCAAGAATCTGTTAAAGCATCCGCTTGATGAATGTCTTGAAAATCAGGAAGTTTCTGATATTATTATGGCGCTTGGATGTGGTATTCAAAACCGGTATAATAGTAAAAAATTGAATTATGGTAAGGTTGCTATTGCCACAGATGCCGACGTAGATGGATATTCAATTATGTGTTTAATTGCTACTATGTTTTATGTGCTGATGCCTGATTTTATCAAAGAAAAAAGACTTTGTTGGCTACGAGCCCCATTATATAGATTAAGTAAGGGTAGTCAAAAAATTTACGCTTATACAGATGAAGAACTAAAAGAATTATCTAAAGGCCGAGAAAATTGGGAGCAAAGTCGCTATAAGGGCCTTGGGGAATGTTCTCCAGAAGATATGGAAAAATCAATGCTTCATCCTACCGAACGTCGCCTTGAAATATTAACCATACACGATGTCGAAGCCGCGGCAGAAAGTCTAAAGATGCTTATGGGTATTGATGTTGAACCTAGGAGAGAATTTTTGTTTGAGAATGTTGATTTTAGTATTTTAAATAATTGACAAATAATAAAATTTATTATATAATTAATTATAAAAAATATGAAAGGATAATTTAAATGAGTACAAATATTGACGATTTTCGTGAGGGTACTTTTGCATTGCATACTCGTAGATTTGGAACTGTAGCTGAACTTATGATTGAACTTTTATATAAATTTCATCCATCTAATGTATTAAATTTTGATAAAAAAGATAATAATAATAAAAGAATAGAAGTAAAATTTTCTAGAGCATTAAGAGAAAATATAGATACTATTAAAAAGAATAATGTAATACAACAATGCTTAAATGCATCTACGGTATATAGAGCTTTTAATTCTACAGAAACAGAAATTCAAAAATTTGATTGTAATATTCAACAAATTAAAAATAAAGAATTTGATATTCTTTATTATGGAATATTTTTTAAAGATCATATTTAAATATTTAAAATAGAAAATAATAAAATTAAAACTTTAAATAATTATTCAGATAAACAGCATCGTGATAATACTGGAGAGGGCCAATTTCATTTAAATAATGCCAATATTAATCACCATAGAGAACAATATTTAATTCAAATCCTCTCATATGAAGAATTATATAAATTATTTAAAGAGGCAATATAAAATGATACAATTATATAATGAAGATTGTTTAAAACAAATGCAGTTAATTGAAAATCAAACAATAGATTGCATTATTTGTGATTTACCTTATGGAACTACAAAATGTACTTGGGATATAATTATTCCTTTTGACAAATTATGGGAACAATATAATAGAATAATTAAACCAGATGGGGCAATTGTATTATTTGGACAGGAACCTTTTTCTACTTTATTACGCGCGAGTAACATAAATAATTATAAATATGATATTTATTGGGAGAAAGAGCGCCTAACTAATGTTAATCAAGTAAAAAAACGTGTTGGAAAAACTATAGAAACTATTTCTATTTTTTATAAAAAACAATGTACTTATAATCCTCAAATGGTTTCATATGAAGGGCCAAAACGAACTAATAAAGTTAAAGATGGAAAACTTGGTGTTTTAACAGATCAACAAGAAAAAAAAGTTATTGAATATAATGATACTAGTTGGCGCTATCCAACACAATTATGGCATTTTAAACGAGATATTTTAACATGTAATTTACATCCAACGCAAAAACCCTTAGCATTAACAGAAGCATTAGTACGAACTTTCAGTAATGCTGGTGATACTATATTAGATAATTGTATGGGATCCGGCACAACTGGTGTAGCGTGTAAAAAATTACATCGTAATTTCATAGGTATTGAATTAAATAAAGAATATTTTAATATAGCTGAAAAGCGTATTAATAATACAGAAGAATTACGAGAAGAAGAAATTAAAGATATTCTTTATTAATTGATAAATAATAAAATTTATTATATAAAATAAAAAAGAAAAATGGAGAAAAACCTGATGCATATAAAGATTATGAATATACAGATATAGCATTAGGAAGTTTTAAGAATACATGAAGCAATCAAAACTGGAAAAATATTTCTATTTGAGAATGTTAATTTTAGTATTTTAAATAGTTGAGGTAATTTATGACAATTAAATCACAAATTAAAGATATTTTATTAAAAAATTTTCATTCAGTGTATTGTGATACTTGTAAAAATATAAACACAAGTGAATGTGATTATTGCCACAGAAAAGCAATGAGTTGGTCCTTATCACAAACGGAAGCTAATAGAATTGCTGAAGATATTCTTACTGAAATAAATACAAATATAGTTTTATAATTTGACTTCTCCCCAAAACTATGTTATAATATAATAAATAAGAAAAGGAAGTGAACAATTTGATTTACGAAACTGATTTTCAAAAACAAATAGAAAATGCCTTTTTGGTATATGCAAGTAGTGTAGCACAGGAACGCGCAATACCAGACGCAAGGGATTTTTTGAAAATTGGCTTACGTCAAGGATTGTACGCTCAATTTTCTAACAAAATAACACACAAAGACAAATTTCAAAAAGCACAAAAATCAGTTGCCGCGGCAATGGCTCAGTCTTATGTTCATGGCGATGTGGCAATGTATGATACTTTCATACGAACCGCACGCCCTTGGTCATATCGCTATCCAATTGAAGAAGTTCAGGGTAACTATGGCAACCCTTCTTCTCCAGATAGCCACGCGGCCGCGCGTTATGTTGAGATGCGTGCTGGTGAAATGGCAGATTATTTCTTTGCCGGCCTAAAGAAAAACGCAATTGGAGAGCAATGGTATTCCAATTATGACGATACAGAAATGATTCCTTCTGTATTACCTTCAATTGGATTTTGGAATATCGTAAATGGATGTTCTGGTATTGCTGTTGCGATGGCCACATCAGTTCCACAGTTTAATTTGCGCGAAGTCAATGAAGCATTAATTAAGATTATCCAAAATCCCAATGTAAGTTTCAATGAAATCTATTGTGCTCCTGACTTCGCAACTGGCGGTACTATTACAAATGCAAAAGCGGTTCGTGAAAGTCTAAAAAATGGTAAGGGTGAATCTATTCGCATCAAAGCGAAACTAGATTATTTCCCTGACCAGAATATGATTCAGGCTACTGAATTACCTTATGGTGTTTTTACAAATACTATTATTGATCAACTTGCAACTCTTGCGAATGAAAATGAAAGCTATGGAATAGAACGAGTTGTAGATCATACCAAGAAAACAGCTGATATTCGTATCTATCTTTCAAAGGGAGCGAATCCAAAACGAATGATAGCCAAGCTTTATAAGGATACAAGCCTTGAGAATTGGTATGCAATAAACATGATTCTACTAGATAATGGACGCTTTCCGAAAGTGTTCGGTTGGCGTGAAGCGTGTGACGCCTACATTACTCATATTCGTGATTGTAAACGTAATATTATTCAGTACGATTTAGACAAAGCACTCGCGCGAAAAAATATAGTAGAAGGTCTTATTATGGCGGCTGCGTCTATTGATGAAGTTGTCGCACTAATTCGTTCTTCTCAAACTCCTGCTGAGGCATCAGAAAAGTTAATTGCTCGTTTTCATTTTAATGAAGAGCAAACAAAAGCCATTCTTGCAATGAAATTATCTTCATTAACTAAAATTGATGCTATAAAATTAAATGATGAGTTAGAAGAACTTGAAGAAAAAATTGAAGAGTATCGCCACTTATTAATTGATACTACCGCTTTGAATAATGAATTAATTAAAGCACTACAGCTTGTATCTGATAAATATGGAGATGCTCGTCGCACTAAAATTCTTAATGTTATAGAAACTACTAACGTAGAGGAACAAAAAGTTCAAGAAGAAGAAATTGGTATTATGCTATTTGATAACAATATGCTTCGTCTTGTAAAAAAAGAAGATTTACAGGGAGCCAAGAGAGGAAGAAAGGGTATTAATATCAAACCTCCAAAAAATGCAAATTTAATTAATACTCTTTATACTACTAATTTAGGTATTGTTGCCGCTTTCACTAATTATGGACGTATGTATAATTTTTCATTGGCAGATTTAGATTATGGAAAGGACTATTCAATTTATGAATTAATAATTCCACAAGATAATGAGAAAGTCCTGTTACTAATAGATACAACTTCCTTCAACGCATATCATAATTTAGTAACCATAAGCAAAAACGGTTATATTAAAAAATCTGCTACGAATGAATATAATATTCGTTCAAAAAAAGGAACAGCAGTAATGAAGCTTGATGAAGGCGATTTACTTATTGGCGTATATCTTTCTATGAGCGATGAAGATAAAATTTTTGTAACAAGCAGTAGTGGTAATTATAATTTTTATGAACTAAAGGAAATTTCTGCTACTGGACGTATGACAAAAGGCGTAAAAGCTATTAAACTTGTAAATAATGAATACCTTCGCGCCGCAACATTAGTTAAAAAAGATATTGCTTATCGTGGCTTGTTAACAATTACAACTACTGGTAGAGGTAAAATCACAAAAATAGAAGATTTTAATACCACTAGTCGCGCGATTAAGGGCCCACAAGTTATGGCTCTAAAAGATGAAGTTTTAGCCACTATTTTTGCTGTTCCAGAAACGCAAGAAAGAATCTTTATTACTACAAATAATAAAGCGGTTCTATTAAATATTGATTCTATTCCAATTCAAAATCGTGTTACTAGCGGAGTTCGTATTATAGACGCGCGAGGAGTAGAAGCAGGAATAGAAATAATGTAAAGAGGAAAATATGGATAAAAAATACAATCAATTATTTACACTTATTACTCAAGTAGTCTCTGATATAGCAGAACGAGTTATGACCGCTCATAAGGACGATGAAGATCCTACACAATATAACGCTGCTACAGCTATGTATACAGATTACTTAGCACTTAATAAAAAGCTAAAGGAAATTCAACCTTTAACTAAGCCCGATTATGCACGACTTTTAGTTGGCTCAGTTATGGTAATTACTCAACTTGAAAGTCGCATTAAAAACGATGAAGCCGCTTTAACAGAATATAAAGAAGATTTACTACCTAAACTTGGCGAAATTAATGAAGCAGATACTGAAGAAGAAGCTATCAAATTAGCAGAAGAACTTTTTTCAATCTCAGATAATTAACAAAAACTAATATTTGACTTTAAAACAAAATTGTATTATAATAAGAGTGTAAAGAGGAAAAGGAGAAAGATTCCTGCCACTTACATATAAAAAATATTTAAAACAAAAAAGGAGAATGATTTATTATGATTACACCCAACAGCGAACTAGTACTAAACTTTCTAAAGAAGAATTATGGTCAGGAATTTACTAAGCAGGAGATTGCTGACGCCCTAGGTATTTCCATTCCTGCTGTTACTGGCTCTATTAATGGTCTAGTTAAGAAGGAGTATGTTACCGAGCGTCTAGAGGAAGTCGTAGTTGACGAGGGTAACGAGAATCGCAAGCCAAAGACTAAGGTTATCCGTCATGAGACTCTAACCGAGGCTGGTCTAGCCTATGATCCAGTTGCTGAGGAAGAGGCCAAGCAGGCTGCTAAGGCCGCTGAAAAGGAGCGCAAGGCTGCAGAGCGTGCTGCTGCCAAGGCTGCTAAGGAAGAAGCCTAATAAAATACTTGAGGGCGATTCCCTCGCGGAATCGCCTTGTTTTATCTTTGACAACCGAAAGATATTGTGATAAAATAATAAAAAAGATTAAAGGGGAAAATAAATATGAGCAAAGACATTATGAATCAAGCAACAAATAAAATTAACGTTTCAGGTAAGCTATTAGACGCAACTTTCGGTGAAGGAACTCTTAGTGATGGACGTCATTATAAGCGCGCGACTATTACTGTGCGAGTAACTCAAACTTATGGCGGACGTGAGGAAACTAGCGAAATTCCTGTAAGTATGTTTGCCGCGCAGTATACACAGCAGAACAAGCCAAATCCTGGTTATGCGCAAATTCTTGCTCTACAAGAGATGAAGACTGCGCAGAATGTTGGCATTGATAATGCTGATACGGTTCGTATTACTGGTGCAAATATTCGTGAGAATAACTTTGTTTCTCGCACCAGTGGTCAGCTAATTAATGGTTGGCAAATTAACACCAGTTTTGTTAACTCTGGCGCAAATACAGATGTAGCATCTTTCATTATTGATATTTTCATTATGGATATGCATCCAGAAGTTGATCGTAACGGTGATGAAACTGGACGTCTAGTAATTAAGGGTGCAATTGTTCAGTATCTGGGCAAGCTTGATGTTATTGAATTTATTGTAGAAAATCCTGACACTGTTGATTACATTGAACGCAGTTGGAATATTAACGATACCGTTGAGGTTAAGGGACGTATTCGTGTAACCGCGATTGAAGATAAGCCTGCTGCGACTGAAAGTTCTTGGGGTGAGGATATTCCAGAAACTTCTACTCGCACTGTACGCGAACTAATTATTACTAAGGGCAGTGATGAGCCTAAGGAAGAAGAGTTCGCATATGATTCAAACGATATTAGAAAGGCATTTAATGTGCGTAAGGCTCTAATTGAGCAGCTACAGATTGATGCCAAGAAGAATAATGCTCCTAAGGCAGCCGCAGAGCCTGCCGCGAAGGAAAAGAAGTGGGATTGGGAATAAGGCGTAAGCCTTATTCCTTTATAGGAGGTTAATGTAATATGGCGAATGATATTGACATTTTCTCTCTTGAGCCTAGTAAGATTTCTCGTGATTTAAAGGGCAAATTCCTATTGATTTATGGACTTCCAAAGGTCGGTAAAAGTACCTTTGGTTCTCAACTTCCACGTTCTTTATTCCTGAATTTTGAGCAAGGTACTAACGCGCTAGCTGGTATTCGTAGTGTTCCAATTCTACGTTGGAGCGACTTTCGTAAGGTACTAACTCAGCTGCGTAAGCCGCAAGCGCGCGAAATGTATGACACTGTTGTAGTAGATACAGTTTCTATTGCATGGCAACTATGTGAGAAGTATATTTGTCAGCGTGAAGGCGTAGATACTATTAGAGATATTCCTTGGGGACAAGGCTGGGGCATGCTCCGTAATGAATTTTCAGAATGTTGGCGTGAAATTACATTACTAGGATTTGGTATTCTATTTATTGCACACAGTAAGGATAAACCTACCGAAATGCGTGATGAAGATGGTGAAGCAATTACCGCAGTCGCGCCAGACCTTCCAAATCAGTGTTATACTATTGTAAATAGTATTGTAGATATTATTGGATACCTGCAAGTTCAAATGAATAACGATGGAACTTCTGAACGTTATTTATATACTCGCTCTACTCCAACAATTTTTGCTGGCAGTCGTTATCAATATTTGGCACCGAAGATTAAATTTGGTTATCAAGAATTGGTTGACGCAATTGGTGATGCAATTGATATGGCAGTAGAAAAAGACGGCGCTGAAGTCACTGATTCTACTCAAATTGCTCAAATTAAAGCCAGGCCATTTAATGAGGTTATGGAAGAAGCAAAAGCAATTTGGCAAGCATATGTTACAAATGCTGAAACTGAAGAGCTACAAGAACAGCATTTCAATATTGCGCACGATATTATTAAACGAGTATTTGGTTCAGAAAATTTCAAGCTAAGTCAAGCGGTTCCTTCTCAATCTGATTTAGTAGAACTATTTATTGATGAAATGAAAGAAGTAATGTGATATAAAAAAGACCCATAGGGTCTTTTTTATTGACTTTTTTTAAAATTTATGGTATACTAAATAGTAGGAGGAGATAATATGCCAGGAAAAACAAGAGTATGCTGTAAATGTAAACAGGTTGGATTAGTCGGAGACATGATAAGTTCAGATGGTAAGGCTCCTTGGTATTGTAAAAAATGTCATGAAGAAAAACTTGCAAAGTCTCTATTTGAAGAAACAGTTTGTAAAATTTTTAATGTAAAAAAACCAGGTGGTTATGTTTGGAAGCAACGTAATCAAATTATTGAAACTTATGGATATACAGATCAAATTATTATAGACACATTAAATTATATTTATAATATAAAAGGATATAAACCTTTAGCAACATCAATTTGTTTAGTTAAACCGCCTATGGTAGAAGAAATGTTGCAATATAAAAGAGCAAAAGATAATAAAGAGAATAAAATAATTAACGCAATTATTGAAGGAACTAAAAAAGAAGATTTCCCACAAATAAAAATTAGAGAAAAAACACAACCGAAAAGAAAAACTACTTGGGACGATGAAAATTTTTTATTTATGGAATAGGAGTGGTTAAATGAATTTGATTGATAAAACCGCTTATCTTCAAATCATTGGCAGCCTAATGCATAACACTTTATTATTATTAGAATATTCAGATATAGAAGCAAATGATTTTATTAAAACACCAACTGCTCGTGCATGTTTTTATACAATTAAAAAATTATATGAAGCTGGCGCAAAACAATTAAATGTTTATGAAGTAGATGAAGAATTTAAAAGGCATGATGGCGCCGCGGCAACAAATCAATATCTTAATAATGGTGGAGTAGAATTTTTAAATGCTGCATATGAATATGCTGAACCATCAAATTTTGATATATATTATAATCGTCTTAAAAAATATTCATTATTGTATCATCTTCAATTAGCGCACTATGATATAAGTGATTATTATATTGATGATAAAGATAGTGTAGACCCATTAAAAGAAAATGAAATAAATGAACGATTTGAAAATTCTTCAATAGATGATATTCTCAACTCCGTTGAAAGTAAATTTAATGAAATTAAAAATGATTTTATTAATGGTAGAAAAGATAAAGGTGATCCCGCAAATAATATTTTTTCTCTTATTGATTCACTAAAAGACCGTCCCGACTCTGGTCCAGATTTAGAAGGACAAATTTTTAGTAATGCTTGTAGAGGTGCGCGCGAAGGGTGTTTATTCTTAAAATCTGCAAGTACAAATGCTGGTAAATCAAGAACTTCTGTATTTGATGCTTGTCGTTTAGCATATCCTGAAAGATGGTCACACGAAAAAGGTATATTCGTTCATGATTTAGGTTTTGATGAACCACGAGAACCACGAAAAGTATTATTTATTGTGACAGAGATGGATATGGAAGAAATTCAAACTATTATGTTGGCATATCTTTCTGGCGTAGATGAAGCGCATATATTAAATGGAAGATATGAAACCGGTGAAGAAGATAGAGTAAAATACGCTGCGACTATTATGCAAAAATATCAGGGTTATTTTTTAATAGAAGCTATAAGTGACCCCAATCTTATTAATGTAGAAACAACTATTAAAAAATATACAACTATAGATAAAGTAAAATATGTATTCTTTGATTATATTCATTCAACTGCAAGTATGATGAATCAATTTGCTAGAAATGGTTTGCGCGAAGATGTTATTTTAATGATGATGGCAAATCAATTAAAACAAATTGCAAAAGATTATGGTGTTTTTATCTTTTCTGCAACACAAGTAAATGCAAAAGGTATGGAAACAGATGGAGAATTTAAAGATGAATCTTGTATTCGCGGTTCAAAAGCTGTTGCTGATAAATGTGACATGGGTTGTGTAATGAGTAGAGTAAATGATGACATTTGGAATGATTTACTTCCAAAGTTTAGACAAAAAGCGCGTGAAGGAAAAATAGAAGCTAGTTATCTTGAAAAAGAAGATTATAAACCTACTCATATTATTGATATATATAAAATGAGACGTGGACGTTATCGTGGAGTAAGAATTTGGTCACATATTCATTTAGGTACTGGGCGCAGGCTAGATTTATTTATGACAACAATTAACGACGATGTAATTGAATGGAAGGATACCGCATATACAACCGTGACTGAAGAATTAGTATCAAATTGGCGTAATATGATCGGAGTATTACAATGATAGAAACATTAAAAAATCAAGATAGTGATTTAGATTTAATTATAGCTTCAAAAAAAGATGTTATTGATTCTATTACATTAGAAGATGTAAAAAACTTTCTAGAAAGTTTAGGAGTAACACAAATATTAGTAAATAAAGAAAAAGAATATCTTGTTTGCCCTACTATTTGCCATAATCCGATTAATGAAGCAGAATCAATGAAATTATATTGGTATCAAAATAATAAAATTTTTAGATGTTATACTGAATGTAATGAAGCAATGTCTATATTTAAACTATATCAAAAATATATGGCAATTAATCATTATCCAGTAAGTATAGAAGAAGCTGAATTATATGTAAAACAATGCTTGAAACATCTTGTTGTATCAACAGAGCGTGATAAAAATAATTTTATCATAGACCCAGAAAGATACAAATTTAAAATTAATATTCCGGTATTAGATGAATATCCAAAAGAAATGTTATCCTATTTTACTCATTATTATCACCCTTCTTGGCTGAAAGATGGAATAACAAAAGAATCTATGGATAAATTTCATATAGGATTTTCTCTTTCACAAAATAAAGTAATAATACCACATTTTGATATTAATGGTAGATTAATTGGAATACGCGGGCGCGCCTTTAATAAAGAAGAAGCAGAAATGTATGGTAAATATCGCCCGCTACAAATTGGAAAAACAATATACACACACCCGCTTCAATTCAATCTTTACGGTATCTATGAGCATAAGAAAGGAATACAAATGCGGCGGCAAGCAATAATTGCAGAAGCTGAAAAATCTGTATTGTTAGATGATGGATATTATGGCGAATTTAGCAACACAGTAGCTTGCTGTGGTTCTTCATTTAATAAATATCATATAAATATGTTAACAAATATTTTAGGCGCAAATGAAATTATCATCGCATTAGATAAGGAATATACTGATTGGCGAACTGATAAGGCAAGAAAATATAAAAAGCGAATTGAAACATTGTGTAAACAATATGAAAATTATGCTTCTTTCTCATATATTTGGGATTATGATAACGTATTAGAAGAAAAGGACTCTCCATTTGACAAAGGAAAAGAAGTATTTGAACATTTATATAAAACTAGAGTAAAGGTGAGATAATGAATTACAGATTAAGGAATAATTATACGACCGACCCCAATTATGCATTAGAAGAAATTTTAAAGGATAGGGGAGTTCAAGATATAGATAATTTTCTATATCCAAGTAAAAAGTGTGAATTAGACCCATATGGTTTAGAAAATATAGATTTAGCTGCTGATATGTTACTACGGCATTTGCGCGCGAATAGTAAAATTCTATTCGTAATTGATAGCGACTGTGATGGATTTACTAGTTCAAGTATTTTATGGCTTTATATTAAGCATTTATTCCCAAACGCTAATTTGAATTTTACAATTCATGAACATAAACAGCATGGATTAGATGATAAAATTGATTGGATTGAAACACTAAATGATGTTGATTTAGTTATTTGTCCTGACGCAGCAAGCTATGATGTAGAAGAGCATGAAAGGCTCGCTGATTTAAATATTGATTGCCTTGTATTAGATCATCACGAACAATTATATGATACAGATGGTAATCCAGTTATTTCCACTGGTAGTAATGTAATTATTGTAAATAATCAGCTATCTGCCGCATATACTAATAAATCTCTTTGTGGCGCAGGTGTAGTATATAAATTCTGTGAAGTGCTTGATGAAATTCTTGGTATTGAACAAGCTGGAAATTATATTGATTTAGCCGCGTTAGGTGAAATTGCTGATGTAATGGATAGAACCAATACTGAAACTAATTATATTATGCTAGAAGGATTAGCGCATATTAAAAATAAAGGTTTTCAAACTTTAGTTGAATCGCAATCATATTCATTAAAGGATAAAGCAATTTATCCGTATGATGGACTTACTCCACTTGATATTGCATTTTATATTGCCCCATTAATTAATGCGCTTACACGAGTAGGCTCTATGAAAGAAAAAGAAGCAATGTTTTATTGTTTTATTGAACCAGATAAGACATTGCCAAGTACAAAACGCGGCGCAAAGCCTGGAGATACTGAAACTGCAGCTGAACAAACTGCGCGAGTAGGGAAAAACGCAAAATCAAGACAAGATAAACTAAAAGAAAAAGCTATTGATCTAATTGATTTTAAAATTCAAAAGAATGATTTAGCAAGTAATAATATCATTTTTGTTGAAATTGAACCAGAAGATAATGTACCACAAGAATTAACAGGTTTAGTAGCAATGGCAATTGTAAATAAATATAATAAACCTGTTATGATTGGCCGCCGCAATGATAAAAATGAAATTAATGGTAGTGTTCGTAGTAGCGGAAACTTCTTTGGGCTACCCAGCTTTAAACAATTTCTTGAAGAAAGTGGATTAATTAATTATGCCGCTGGTCATGATAATGCCGCAGGATTTGGCATTAATGGTAGTAATGAAGAAAAACTATTAACATATAGTAATAAAATATTAAATAATGATGCTTTTGCTAAATGCTATACAGTTGATTATGTATTAGATGCTAATGATAATAATATTAGTTTATTAACAAAATTAGCAAGTCATCCAGAAATGTTTGGAAATCATATTGAAGATATTAAAGTAATTATTAAAAACATTGAACTTGCTTCTGTAATGGCTATGGGAGCAAATAAAGATAGTATGAAGATTTCATATAATGGAGTTGATTACGTGCGCTTTAAGGATAGCGAATTTGTTGATAATGTTATGAATAATAGAACAATGAAACTGACTATTCTCGCGCGATTAAATATTAATGAATGGATGGGAAGAAAAGCGCTGCAATGCTTTATAGATGATTATGAACTTGTAGCAGATGCCACTAAATATGAGTTTTGACAAAAATAAAAATTTATGATATAATAATAATAGAATAAAGAAAGGAGGAGAAAATATGGTTGGTATTTACATGTTTGAAAATAAAAAGAACCATAAAAAGTATATTGGCCAAAGTATTAATATTACGAAAAGAAAATGGGAACATATTTATTCTCCTTCGCCATATTCTAAATTTGATGATATTCTTCATCAGGAAGGAGAAGATAATTTTAATTTCTCTATTATAGAAATTTGTTCAGCAAATGAACTAGATGAAAAAGAAAAATACTGGATTACTTATTATGATTCTATTAAAAATGGATATAATTTAATAGAAGGAGGAAATTGTTATAGGGGTCAAAATAATATCCAAGCAAAATTAAACGATAATCAAGTATTAGAAATTATAAATTTATTAATAAATACAACACTATCTTATAAAGAAATAGCAGATAAGTATAATGTATCTTATAATACTATTGACTTAATTAATCGTTGTAAAACTTGGTGTCATTTACATCATTTTACTTCTAATATTAGACAATCTTCTTTAGATAACAAAGCACGTCCGCATAGCACTCATGCAGGCGAATATAATAAATGTGCTACAATTACTGAAACTCAGGCTTTAGAAATTATAAATTTATTAAAACATGATAATCGTTCTTTAGCACAACTTTCACG